AAATGGTGGGGAGAGATGCCGCTATACCCACGGGGGCATCTCTCCCCACCATTTTTTCCCAAGGGGGTGCTTATGGGTGCCGCACGAAAGCTCCGCGCCGTGAGGGATGACGAGACGGCCCCTCAGGCCCCTGTGAGCGTCCTGGACGCGACAGAGCACGGGGACAGTAGGGACGTGATGGTGACGCTTCGCCGTCGCCTCGCTGCGTCTATCGATAGCCCTGCGACCCCTGCCCGCGACCTGGCTGCCCTATCTCGCCGCCTGCTCGAGGTGGACAAGACCATCCGGGAGATCGATCTGGCTCGCGAGGAGCGTGAGCGGCAGACGGCGACTGAGGCGACGGAGGATGAGGATGGGCTCGGGGACATCTGAGCCGCGCCTGTCTGACATCGCGAAGCACCTCATCCTGCCTGAGGGGACGGCCGCTACAGGCTGGCCGCCGGTGCGCGATCGGTGCAAGCGCTTCGGACTGGGCTTCGACCGCTGGCAGGACGGGCTGGGGCGCGTCATCCTCGCGAAGAGGAAGGATGGGCTCTACGCCGCCGGAGTTGACGGCGTCCAGCTGTCGATCTGCCGGCAGGTGGGCAAGACCTACACCATCGGGTCGATGATCTTCGCCCTGTGCACCCTGAACGAGGACCAGTTCGTCCTCTGGACGGCACACCGCACGAGGACGGCAGATGAGACGTTCGCGTCGATGCGGGGCCTCGCCAGCAAGCCAGAGATCGCCCCCTACATCGCCAACGTCCGCGCCGCGAACGGCCAGCAGGAGATCACCTTCACCAACGGGTCCCGGATCCTCTTCGGCGCCCGCGAGGGTGGCTTCGGCCGTGGCTTCGCCGGGGTGGACATCCTGGTGTTCGATGAGGCGCAGATCCTTGGACAGAAGGCCCTGGATGACATGGTGCCTGCGGTGAACACAGCCCCGAACCCGCTGGTGATTCGTCTAGGGACGCCTCCGCGCCCGACGGACCCGAGCGAGGCGTTCGCGGGCTTCCGCAAGGCCGCTCTCCTGGGTGACCTGCATGATGGCCTGTATGTGGAGATCGGCGCGGATGATGACGCCGACCCGGAGGACCGCCGCCAGTGGCGGAAGGCGAACCCGTCGTTCCCGCACCGGACGCCGGAGTCGGCGATCCTGAGGATGAAGCGTCAGCTTGGTCCTGAGTCGTTTCGGCGTGAGGGCCTGGGTATCTGGGACCCGGAGGTCGCTAGCCAGGCGATTGGCCGTGAGGCGTGGAATGCGTTGACGGTGGATGAGCCGCCGTCCGGGTTGCGCTGGTGCGCGGCCGTGCGGTTCTCGGTGGACGGTTCCACGGTGGCGCTTGCTCGTGCTGGCCGGAAGCCTGAGCGCAAGTCCGAGGCGGTCTTCGGCCAACTGTGCACCTCTCAGGGGGTGCGGAACATGGGTGAGGGCGTGCACTGGATCTTGGACTACCTGCTAGAGCACCGGGATCGGTGGGCGCAGATCGTCGTGGACGGCAAGTCCGGTGCCGGTGACCTGGTTGATCGGCTCCGTGCCGCGGGGTTCAGTCCGAAGGTGATTTGGACGCCGACGACGGATCAGGTCATCAGCGCTCACGCGATGATGGACGCCGCGATCCGGGACCGGTCCCTGTCGCACCCGGACGACGCCGAGCTGGAGGCTGAGGCCGCCGTCATCTCCCGTCGGAAGATCGGCGCGGGCGGCGGGTTCGGCTGGACCGCCCCGGAGGGGATGACGTCGGCCGGCATGGACGCACTGACACTGGCCCACTGGGCCGCGAAGACAACGAAGAGACGGCCGCGTGAGCTGACCGGAAGGCGTGTGGGGGTGGTGATGTGATGGACCTGATGGCCTACTACAGCCCCGTCCCGACCGACGTCGTCGGCCTGGCCGAGGATGACGCCGCCCTCATGGCCCGCCTGGTCAAGCAGTGGCAGGCCAAGCGCGCCCGGAACGCACTGCGCCGCCAGTACCGGGACATGCAGGTGAATGTCGCCTTCCTGGGCGCCTCCGTGCCCCCCTACATGCGGGACCAACTGGATATCGTGTGCGGCTGGCCGGATAAGGCGGTCACGTCGCTGGCGGCCCGGTGCATGTGGGATGGGGTGACTTCGCCGTCGGGCGAGGAGGACCCCCTGGGGGCCATGAGCCTCCTGCACGAGAACCGCTTTGACTTGCTCGTGCCCGAGCTCGTGGACGCCACGCTGACCTACTGCTGTTCGTTCGTGGTGGCCCTGCCGGGTGACACGACCGCCGGAGACCCCGACGTCGTCGTGACGGGTGCTGACGCCCTGTGGGCGACGGGCCTGTGGGATGTGCGCCGCCGTGGCCTGGAGGCCGGCTTGCTGGTGGACTCCGCTGACGATAACGGCAAGCCGACGTCGATGCTCCTCCTCACCAGCGAGCATGTGACTCGTCTGGCCCTGGGGGACCGGGGGTGGGTGGCCGTCGCGAGGATGGATCACTCCCTGGGGCGGGTCCCGATGGAGCCGCTGCCGTACCGGCCGGCTCTGGGACGCCCGTTTGGGCGGTCGCGTATCAGCCGTGAGGTCATGTCGATCACGGACCGCGTTGTCCGGGCTGGCTTCCGCACGGAGGTCTCATCGGACCTGTACGCGGCCCCGGCCCTGCTGCTGCTGGGGGCGGATGAGACCATGTTCCAGAACGCGCAGGGCGAGAAGACTCCGCTCTGGTCCTGGTACATGGGGCGACTCAAGTCCTTGCCGAAGGATGAGGATGGGGAGAAGCCCGACCTCCAGGTGATCCCACAGCAGAGCATGGACCCGTTCTTGGCGATGAAGCGCGCGCTGGCTGCGGAATTCGCTTCGGCGACGTCACTGCCGATCTCCGCGCTCGGGATCGTCCAGGACAACCCGAGTAGCGCCGAGGCGATCTACGCAGCCAAAGAGGATTTGGTTGTCGAGGCGATGAACACGACGCGCAGCATCGGCTACGGCCTGAATAGGGTCGTGCAGGACGCGATCTGTCTCCGTGACGGCATCCCCGTCTCGGAGATGGGTGATGAGGTGCGGAACCTCGCGACTCGCTGGCGCAATCCTGCGATGCCGTCCGTCGTCAGCCAGTCCGACGCCATGGTCAAGCAGATCGGCGCGATCCCGGAGCTTGCTCAGACTGACGTGGCTCTGGAGGAACTGGGGTACAGCGCTGAGCAGATCGTCAGGATTCGGTCGCAGATCAAGCGGGCGCAGGCTGGTGGGGTGCTGGATCGTCTGCTGGCTTCCACGCCCGCCCCGGCCGAGCGGGCACCACAGGAGCCCGCTGAGGCCCCGGTCGAGGTGACCAGCGGTGGCGACGCGGGCTGACCTGGAGCGGTTGGACAAAGCGCTGGACCGGGCGGCCGACATGGCGGTGAAGGACTTCGACGCCTTCGCCGCACGCCTGGACCTGGCAGCCCTTGACCCTGCCGTGGCACGCGACGCGCTCGGTGAGGTCATGGACCGGCTGCTGACCCGGTACGGGGACATCTCGGCCGCGTCTGCCGCTGACTGGTATGACGCGCTGCGTGACGTATCCGCCGCCGGCGACGGGTTCACCGCCGTCCTGGCCGATGGCCTGTCGCCCGAGCAGGTGGAGCGGACCACGAGGTGGGCCGCGCGGGGCCTCTTCGACGGGGACCCTGAGGACACTCTCGACAAGCTGCGGAACCACCTGACGCGCTCGATTGTGGCGCAGGGGAAGCGGACTGTGGAGATGAGTGCGGCCGCTGATCCTGCCCGCCCCCGGTGGGCGCGCGTGCCCGGTCCTGGCGGCTGCTGCGCCTGGTGCTCGATGCTCGCTTCCCGTGGGTTCGTCTACGCGACGAAGGCGACGGCTGGCGGCGAGGGGCACTCCTACCACCACGACTGCCACTGCGTCCCGACGCCCCTGTGGAGGGGGCAGAAGCCCCGTATCGACGGCTATGACCCGAAGGCATTGCGCGCCACCTATGACGAGGCCAGGGCGGCCGTGAAGGCGTCCGGTGCCGCCGTCGATGACAAGGCGATAGCCGCCGAGATGCGTCGTATCGCCCCTGAGTCTTTCACTGACGGGGTTGCCCCCGCCGAGTGACCCAACCATACCTACGAGCCCCTGCCGCGATGGTGGGGGCTTTGTTGTGCCGCGATGGCACCAATCACCGAGGGAGAACCCAATGCGCAAGACCATCAAGACCGCTGAGGCCGCCAGTGCCGATGAGTCCGTGGAGCCGACCGAGGTCACCGAGACCACCGAGCAGACCAGTGGGGAGCCCGCGACGGGCGACGCCGCCGACACGCTCGGAGACGCCGGCAAGAAGGCTTTGGCCGCCGAGCGCGCAGCCCGCCGAGAGGCCGAGAAGCGCGCCAACGACCTCGCAGCCCAGATCAAGGCCGCCGAGGACGCAGGCAAGACCGAAGCCCAGAAGCAGGCCGATGCGCTCGCCGCCCTCCAGGCCGACCTGGCCGCCATGCGGGCCGAGAAGGAGCGCGCCGAGGTCGCCGCCAAGACCGGCGTCCCCGTTGACATCCTCGCCGGCCCCGGCGATGACCCGGCCGCCTGGGCCGAGCAGGTCAAGGCGTGGGCCGCCGAGCAGGCCAAGCCCGCCGAGGCTCCGGCTCAGCCGGTCGTCCGCCACCACGGTAACCCGCCCGGTGCGGGAGCCGTCTCCCTCGATGAGCGTATCGCCGCAGCCGAAGCGGCTGGGGACCGGACTCTCACGGCCTCCTTGAAGGCATTGAAGCTCGGCTCCCACTGATGAGCCATCACGACTGAAAGGAATGACCATGGCCGGCATCACTGGCATGGCTACCACCTACAACTGCCCGAACTACGTCGGCGAACTCTTCGCCGCCAGCCCTGAGGACACGCCGCTGCTGTCTTCGATCGGCGGCCTGACCGGCGGCGTCTCCGTCGGCGGCACCACTTTCTCTTGGTCCGGCTACGACCTGCGTGACGCTGAGGAGGGTCGCCAGCGCACTGAGGGCGCTACCGCCCCCGCCGCCGAGGGACGCGCCCGCTTCGCCGCGAGCAACGTCGTCGAGGTCCGCCAGGAGAAGGTGTCCGTCTCCTACACCAAGCAGGGGGCGACCAAGCAGGTCACTCCGGCGTCCGGCGCGACGACTATCACCATCGGAGACACGGTTCTGCCCGCTGACGAACTGGCCTGGCAGATCGGTACCGAGATGAAGCAGATCGCGCGCGACGTCGAGAAGACCTTCATCGTCGGGAAGTACGCCAGCCCGACGGACAACCAGACGCCCCGCAAGACTCGCGGCCTCATCGAGGCGATCACCACGAATGTGGCGACCACCACCCACAAGGCCGCCGAGCTGACTGAGGCTGACGTCCTCGACCTCATCGAGAAGGTGTGGACGAACGGCGGCCTCCAGGAGGGTGAGACCCGGACCATCATCGTCAACTCCAAGCTCAAGCGCGCCCTCACCCGCGTCTTTATCAAGGACGCCAAGTACCAGGAGGGTGAGCGCAACGTCGGCGGCGTCAACCTCAAGACCCTCGAGACGGACTTCGGGGTCATGAACATCATGCTCAACCGGTACGTGCCGGCCGACAAGCTGATCGTGGCTTCCCTGGAGCAGCTGGCTCCCGCGTTCCTGGAGATCCCCGGCAAGGGGCACTTTTTCGCGGAGCCGCTGGCGAAGACCGGAGCCAGCGATGACGTGCAGATCTACGGGGAGATCGGCCTCCAGTACGGCAACGAGAAGGCTCACGGTGTCCTGACCGTGGCCGCTGACTGACCGGCGTAGGGGCGCCCCACAGCGCGTGGGGCGCCCCGCCTGTCTGAGAGGAGGGGATCGTGAGGATCACCTGTGAGCGTCACCCGAATCTGCTCATCACTCACCCGCGGGTGGAGTTCGTGGACGGGGTGGCTGACGTCGACGAGGAGACCGTCAAGGCCCTGTCTCCGCTCCTGGATGCGTTCGGGATTGACGCCGCCGACATCGGTGGTGAGCACGCCGAGAGCAAGGAGTCCCCGAAGCGGGGCAAGAATGGCTGACACCTTCGCCACCGTCGAGGACTTGGAGGCGCGTTGGCGTGGCCTGTCTGAGCAGGAGCGGAAGCGGGCCGCGGTCCTCTTGGAGGATGCGACGGACCTCATCAAGGCGTCCGCCCCGAGGTGGCAGCACGCGTCTCTGGTGACGTTGAAGCGCGTCGCCTGCGCGGTCGTGAAGCGTGCGCTCCAGGCCGAGCAGGGGGAGGCTGATGGGCTCCCCGAGCCGCGGGGTCTCGTGTCTGGGGAACTCCACACAACGGGACCGTTCACCGACCAATACACCTACAGCAACCCTGAGGGCGACCTGTTCCTCAGGGCAGCCGAGTTGAAGCAACTGGGCGGCCGCCGGTCGGCCGCGTTCGAGGTGGACCTGCTGGCTCCGGCGGTGGCCCCGTGATCGCCGTCGGCCTGGTCGCCGTTTCGAGGCTCAGGGCGGGTGACGGTGGGCGCGACCAGTACGGTGAGGCTGTCCCCGGACCGGTCGTGGAGACGTCTCTGCCGCCCGCCCTGTTCAACCCTGGCGGCACGTCGGAGCCGGTCGCTGCGGGCTCTCTCCCGGTCGTCAGCCAGCCGACCCTGTACTGGCGTGGGAAGCGCCCGGATATCCGCTCCAGCGACCTCCTGCGCATCGCAGGCGTGACGTACCGCGTTGAGGGTGCCCCGGCGCGCTGGCCCAAGGGGAGCGTGGTGACGCTCCACGCCGCCACCGACCCACACCAGACGGGGGGTGCTTGATGGGCGTCGTGCGATTCAAGCTCGACCGCAAGGGCATCCAGTCGCTCGTGTCCTCCGATGAGGCCCAGGGCGTCGTCACTGAGGTCGCCGAGGAACTGCGCGCCCGCGCCGGGGATGGCTTCAAGGTGCACTCCTCCAACAAGGGGAAGCGCGCCCGCGCCTACGTGCACGCCGGTACACGGGATGCGGGCCTGGAGCAGATCAAGCACCACACCCTGGAGAGGGTGCTGGGCAGCATAGGGGGTGGCTGATGGCTGGCATGTCTCGGGACACGAAGGCCCTGGTGATGGCGGCGTTGAAGGCGGCCTTGCCTGACGTGCAGGTTGTGTCCGCCGTCCCCTATGCGAACGGGGATCCGCCGGATCCGCTGGTCCTGGTGCTCGCTACGGGCGGGCAGGGGCAGCACCAGCGGGTCCTCTCCACCGGTCAGGTCACCATCGATTCCTTCGCTCCCACAACGGGCCAGGCAATGCGCCTGGCCCTTCGTGTTGACGCCGCCGTGAACGCGCTCGTGGCCGGTCACGACTGGCCGGTCACGAAGGTCACGGGGAACGCCCCATCTGAGTCGCCCGACCCGACTATCACGGCCGCCCGCGCGACGGCCACCTACCAGATCACCACACGGAACCAACCGTAAGGAGAAACCAATGGCAGTGAATGCCGACAATGTCTTGGGCTTCGGGTCGGACGACGACAGTCTCTACCTCGGCCCCTACGACGCCGCCCTCGCCACCAAGATCCAGGGCCTCACCACCGCCGTGCCCACCAGCCTCAAGGACTGCGGGTGGCTCAGCGACGACGGAATCAAGCTCACGATGGACGACTCGGTGACCAAGATCAAGGGGCACCAAGGCCACGGTGTGGTCCGCACCTTCATGGACTCATCAGAAACGGGGCTTGAGGCGGCCCTGTTGGAGTCGCAGTTGGACATCGTGACCCGCTTCCTGAACGCGAAGGCGGAGAAGATTCAGGAGCAGATCGGTGCCGGCCCGCAGAAGACGGACGTCGCGAAACTGACGGCGAAGGCCCAGCGCACGGTGACCGTCCTGTCCGGCGTCCTCGACGTCTTCGACACCGCCTCCACCGGGGACGCCCGCACTCGCATGCGGATTGTCTTCCCTCGCCTCGAGTTGGGTGAGCGCGGCGAGGTTGCCTTCAAGGTCGGTGAACTGACCGCCTGGAGTTACAAGCTCTCGGTGCTGGGCGAGTACGTGATCTACAGCAACGCGAAGTCGCTGATCCCGGCCTGATAGGGCCTCATTCTCCCTGCCCCGGCGCGGATGGTCGGTCCCTGCGCCGGGGTGGGGTCACCACATTCTGGGACCGCCAACACCGAAAGGGACCGACAGATGACTAGCAAGAAGACCAGCGAGACTGGGAAGCGCGCCGCCAAGATCGGTGCTGCGACCCCGAAGGACTTCCAGGCGGCTGAGGCCAACGGGGGCGGCGTCGTCGAGGTGACCGTCGACGGCCTCACCATCGAGGTTGACCCGACCGTCTTCCAGTCCGACTGGGAGGTGATTGAGGCGCTGGCCGCCATGGAGGACGGTAGCGCCTCGCCCGCCGCGATGATGCGCGTGACCCGCGCCGTCCTGGGCAACGCCTACGACGACGTGAAGGCCCACGTCCGTGACGCCGACGGCAAGGTCAACGCCGACGCCATGGGCGAGTTCCTCCAGCAGGTGTTCGAGGCCCTGAACGCGGGAAACTGATCGCCCTCCCCGCGCTCCTCAGGGAGCATGGGGAGGAGATCGAAGCCGACCTGCTGCGGGTCTATGGGGTGGACCTCCTAGACCTCTACCGGGGGCGGCTGACGCCGCGCAGGCTGCTGGTCCTCCTCCGGGGGCTCCCGCCCGGCTCGGCCCTGGGTAGGGCCATGGGTGGGGACGTCGCCCTCTCCGACGAGGTGACCGCCACGCGCATGGCTGCCTGGCAGATCTGCTGCTACATCGCCTCCGCCGTCGGAGCCAAGCAGAGTGACCTGCCGAAGCCGCCGCAGCCGCCCGAACCCGGCTGGCAGGCGAAGGCCCGGGAGGCGCAGGAGCGGCAGGACGCCAAGGCCCGCCGCTGGCTCGCCAGGCACCCAGAACTGGCCGCCCAAGCCAGCACATAACCACAAGAGGGGAGGCCCCACAGCGGCGTGCTGTGGGGCCTCCTGCCATATAGAGGAGGGCCTGAATGGCTGGCAGCAAGCCCACGGGACACACCATCGGCACAGCCTGGATCCAGGTGGCCCTCTCCACCAAGGCGATCTCCCAGCAGCTCAAGGAGGCCCTGGGGGACGTTGACACTCGGCCGGCTGAGCGCAGCATCGTCTCCGGCCTGGGCGGGGCGTTCCGCAAGGTCGGGAAGATCGCCGCCGGGGCGCTCGCCGTCACGTCCGCCGTCGGGCTCGCGACGGGCTTCGCCGACATCGCCACCCAGGCGATCACCGCCAGCGACGCTACCAACAAGTTCAAGAACACGCTGAACTTCGCGGGCAAGTCCGCGGCCGACGTTGACCGGCTCACGAAGAGCACGAAGGAATACGCCGACAAGACCGTCTACGGCCTGAGTGATATTCAGTCGATCACCGCCCAGTTGGCGTCCAACAATGTCCAGGGCTATGACAAGTTGGCCGAGGCTGCCGGTAACCTGAATGCCGTCGCCGGTGGAAATGCGGAAACATTCAAGTCGGTTGGCATGGTGCTTACCCAGACCGCCGGTCAGGGGAAACTCACCACCGAGAACTTCAACCAGCTCGCCGACGCTGTTCCCGGCGCGTCCGGGAAACTCCAGCAGGCCCTCCTTGAGGCCGGTGCTTACACTGGCAATTTCAGGGAGGCGATGGAGAAGGGTGAGATCACCGCCGAGGAGTTCAATGCCGCGGTGATGGATCTTGGTATGACGGATGTCGCCAAGGAGGCGGCGACGTCGACCAAGACAATTGAGGGCGCCTGGGGCAACCTTGAGGCCGCCCTCGTGTCCGGGGCAATGGGGATAGTTGACCAGATCAAGCCCGCCCTGACGGACTTCATGGGGAATGTCGCCACCGGTGCTGAGGCGGCTTTCGGGTGGATCAACGACAAGCTTGTCCCCGGTATTCAGGGTGTTTGGGATATCCTCTCTAAGGGGCAGTTTGATGGCTCCGATAAACTCTTCGGCCTTGAAGAGGACAGCGGTATCGTCGACTTCCTTTTCAAGATTGGGGAGTCCGCACGGGCTGCTGGTGACTGGATCACTGGGACCCTGATTCCCGGTATTCAGGGCGTCGCCAGCGTCCTGTTCTCCGGCGACTATCAGGGGCCGGATTCGCTCTTCGGACTCGAAGAGGACTCCGCCCTGGTGGACTTCCTCTTCAACGTCCGTGACGCCGCTATCGAGGCCGGCACGTGGATCAACGACACGCTGATCCCGTCGGTGCAGGGCCTCGTGGAGATCATCTTCACTGGGGAGACGGACAAGCCACTGTTCGGGCTCGACCCGAATTCGCCGCTGACCGGGTTCCTGGAGGGCCTGCGCGACGCGATCGTCAAGGTCGGCGATGCCATCCTGACCGCGACGTCCTGGGGCATTGAGCACAAGGGAATGTTGTCGACCCTGGCCGTCACCGTCGGCACCGCCGCCACCGCGTTCTACGGCCTCCACAAGGCCACGACGACGATTGACGCGATCAAGCAGGCCGGCAGCGTCCTGAAATGGGTGACCAGCCTCCAGTCCATGGAGAAGGCCGTGGACGCCGCGAAGAAGGCGCAGGCGGCCTTCAATGTGGTATCCGAGGCGAACCCGTACATCCTCATCGTGACGGCCATCCTCGCCGTCGTCGCCGCCCTGGCGTGGTTCTTCACCCAGACGGAGACGGGCAAGAAAGCATGGGCGGCGATCACCGCCGAGTTCAAGAAGTTCCTGGACTGGATCGCCCCTTACTGGGACGCGACTCTGAATGCACTCAGCTCGACTTGGAACACGGTGTGGGGCGCTGTCTCCGGGTTCTTCACCTCCTATGTCGTCCCGGTGATCTCGGGAGCCGTGAGCGTCCTGAGCGGCGTGTGGTCAGTCCTGAGCGGCGCGGTGAGCGCCGTCTGGGGCGGGATCATGACGGCGATCTCGACGGTCGTGGACTGGATCTCCACCTACGTCGGCCCGGTCCTTTCTGGCGTATGGACCGGCATCAAGGTCGCCGTGTGGGTCCTGGCTACCGCCGTCGCCCTGTACTTCCAGATGTGGTGGGCCGCGATCTCAACGGTCGTGGACTGGGTGGTCACCTACGTTGGGCCTGTCCTCGCCGCCGCCTGGGAGGGCATCAAGACCGGGGCGCAGTACCTGTGGGCGGGCATCGTCTGGGTGTGGGACGGCATCAAGGCCGCCGTCGGCGTGGCCGTGGACTGGTTCAACGCCTACGTTGCCCCGGTCCTGTCTGCCGTCTGGGACGGAATCAAGATCGGGGCCCAGTTCCTATGGAACGGGATCGTCACGATCTGGAATGGGATCAAGGCCGCGGTGCAGGTGGTGGCGGATTTCTTCACCGCCTACATCATGCCGGTCATTTCCGCAGTGTGGACCGGAATCCAGGTGGGCGCCCAATTCCTCTGGAACGGCATCGTCACAATCTGGAACGGCATCAAGGCGAGCGTGCTCACGGTCGTCTCATGGTTCCAGACCTACGTGCAGCCCGTCATCTCCACGGTGTGGAACGGCATCAAGTCCGGTGCCGACCTCCTGTGGGGTGGTTTGAAGACCATCTGGGACGGTATCAAGAGCGTCATTAACACGGTCGTGTCTTGGTTCCAGAGCACGGTCAAGCCGATCTTCGACACCGTGACCTCGAACATCAAGAAGGCGTTCGAGAATATGAAGTCCGGTATTCAGACCGTATGGGATGGGGTTAAGTCGGTCGCCGCCAAACCGATCAACTTCATCATCAACACCGTCTACCGAGACGGCATTAAGAAGACCGCGGACAGTATCGCCGAGAAACTGGGCCTCTCCATGAGGCTCCCGTCAGTGTCCGGCATCCCCGGATACGCCAGTGGTGGTGTTCTGCCCGGATATTCGCCGGGGAAGGACATCTACCATTTCTTCTCGCCCGACGGCGGCGGGGCGCTGGCCCTGTCCGGCGGCGAGGCGATCATGCGGCCCGAGTGGGTGAAGGCCGTCGGCGGCCCCGCAGCGGTCCACCGGATGAACGCGGCCGCGCGCGGCTCGAGTGGGGCGCACATCCCCGGCGGGGACACGGGCACCAAGTTCGCAGCCTTCGCCGACGGCGGTATCTGGGGCAAGATCAAGGGGGCCGCCAGCAGTGGCTGGAACGCGGCCACGAGCTGGCTGTCCAGTGCGGCGGATGCGGTCGCGTCGATCATCTCCGACCCGCTCGGCGCGGTGGAGAACCTGATCCGCCTCCCGATGAAGGCGACCATGGCAGGCCTGCCCGGGACGGCGTTCTTCCACGACATGGCGGGCGCGCTACCGGGCCGCTGGGTTGACGGGTTCGGGGAGTGGCTCAAGGGCAAGACAGCCACGATGGCCGCTTCGGACATCGTGAACGCGGCGAGGAAGGCGATCGGCGCAACCTACGTGTGGGGCGGGTCAAGCATTCCGCCCGGCGTGGACTGCTCGGGCCTGGTCTACTGGGCGGCCCATCAGATGGGCTCCCAGATCCCGCGCCTGACGGCGGCCGGCTACCAGGCGGGCTCCACGCCCGGCGGGTCACTGAATACTCCCGGGACCCTGTTGTTCTGGGGGGCTCCCGCGCACCACATCGCCATCGCTTCCGGTAACGGGATGATGGTCGAGGCCCCCACGTTCGGGATCCCGGTCCGCGAGACCCCCATCTACGGGTCGCCGTCGACCGGCCTCTACAAGTTCGACTCCGGGGGCCTGCTGCAGCCGGGTCTGACGACGGTCCTCAACGCCACCGGGCGCCCCGAGCCCGTGTTCACGGGCGGTCAGTGGTCGAAGATCGACGACCTCCTCGGCAAGGGCGGCAACACGCCCTCGGTGCTCGAGGTGCGCGACGTCGACGGCGAACTCATTGGCCGGATGCGCGTCGAGGCTGAGCGGGTCGCCGTCGAGGCGTCACGCAACGACTGAGAGGAGCCAGGATGGCACTCAAGGGGTGGATCGGCACGACGTCCGGGCTCCCGTCCCTCCTCGTGGACGGGCCGGCCACGGTGACCGCTGGTGACCGTGTCCTGGCCCGACTAGGGGAGGGCCAGCACCTCGTGGCGGATGGCCTGGCCGCGCCCGGCGTCGAGACCACCTACAGGGCGGGCGAGGATGAGGTGACCCTCACCCGCCCCGCCGGGGACTGGTACGGCGTCTACGTGGCCGGCCGGGACGGGCGCTCCGCACCCGGCCTCATCTACGTCAGCAACGAGGACCCGGTGGAGTGGTCGGCGAAGGTCGAGCGCGTCGCCAGGGTCACCCGCTGGGCGCTCCGGGATGAGCCCGAGACGGGGAGCGGCGTCATCGCCTGCGACCCCGCCGCCGAGGCATACGTCTGGTGGGTGCTCCAGTCGCACGCCCCGATCATGCTGATCCCGTCCGCCCCGACGGCGGGGGTGCCGCCGAGGACGGTCATCGTCACCGGCGTCTCCCGGAAGCGCCTCTATGACGAGTTGATCGAGCTGACGGTGAAGTGGACCGCCTATGAGCCCCGGTCGGAGGATGCCCCCCTGGGGGCTGTCCCGGTGACCACGTGGGGTGAGTGGCAGGACTACGGCGAGGCCCATCCGGATGAGGATGGGTGGCAGGCGTGGTCTGCGCTTGAGGTCGCTAAGCGCGTGCAGGGGATGCCATGAGGCCCGGCCCGTCCACGAGGGCCCTGGCCGGCCCCGTCGCCGTAGGCGCACGCATCGACGTGCACCTGGGGCGCACTGTGGTCGCCCTGGATATCCCGTGCGAGGACGTGCAGATCGACTGGTCCAGTGACCGCGTGGTGCCAGGCAAGCTCACCTACACCTGCCCGGCATCCCTGGTGCCCGAGTCGCCCGCGTCGGCGCTCAACAACTTCGGTCAGCGCAGCCACGTCGTCGCCATCCTCGAGACCCGGGACGGCCGGGATGAGGTCGACCTGGGGTGGTGGCAGCACCAGTCCTGGGAGGAGGAGTCCTCCGGGAAGGTGAAGGTGGAGTGCTTGGACCTGCTGCAGGTGCTGGAGCAGGACCCGATGGCGTGGCCGTCGTCGCCGCCTAGTGGGGCGACTGTCCTGTCTGAGGCGCAGCGGCTGGCCGGGTCGCTGCCGGTGGTGATGGATCCGGGGACGCCGAATCCGCTGGTGCCTGTGTCGACGCAGTGGGGGCACTCTCGGACTGAGGCGATTCGGGACCTGTGTCGCCCGAGGGGCCTGAACTGGGCGGTCAAGAGTGACGGCTGCTTGCACTTGTGGGCGCAGTCTTCTGGCTCGGAGCCGGTGGCCCGCTACAGCGGCCGGGACATGCTCATCGAGGCGCCCAGGAAGAGCGTGGAGCGCCGCCCGAACCGGTGGGTCGTCGTCGGTAGCCCGCAGCAGGCGGACGACAAGAAGCCCGCCGTGAAGTGGACCGGGACCGCCACGGCCTCCTCCTGGCCCTACGAGCCCAGAGTGTACGGCTGGGTGACTGAACGCAAGGAGTTCAACGCCGCGGCCTCGGCTGGGGCCGTCCAGAAGGCGGCGGCCACGAACATGGCGACGGACCTGGCGGCGGCGTCGAAGCGGCAGGTGGAGATCGCACCTGACCCGCGCCTGGAGGCCGGCGACGTGATCGCCGTCCACACGGACACCGAGGTCATCGTCGGCAAGGTCGTGGCCTACAGCCTGCCGGTGGACAAGCCCGGCGGGCAGATGCGCGTAGACATGGAGGAACTGGCATGGTGAGACCGAATCTCTGGATCGACCGCAAGCCGTCCGAGCGCACCGCCGTCGCCAGCCAGCAAGCCTCCTACGGCAGCGGCAGCCAGGCGGGTACGTGGGCCACTGGCCGTGTCCTCGACGTCCTCGACGGCGGCATGGTGCGCGTCGAGTTGCCGGCGGATGACCCGGTGAGTGAGGTCGTGGCCCCGGCCGACGGCGGCGTGACCGCGGTCGGCGCGGAGTGCGTCTGCCTCCAGGACGGTACCGGCCGCGTCTACCAGGTGGTCTCACCCGCCACCCTACCCGAGGGCGGCCAGGTGCGTGCCACTGGGGCGACGGGGAAGATCGCCCTCGAGGCGGCCGGAACCAAGGCCGAGCTTGACGCCGCCAAGGCCGAGATCGACGCCGCCCAGAAGCGGCTGTCCGAGGAGGTCAAGGCCGCGAAGGACGCCGCGTCGACGTCGGGGGAGGCGGCCGCGAACGCCTTGAAGCGGGCGATCGGCCGCGTGACGGTCGCCGCTACCGCCCCTGCGGATCCCGCCGACGGCGACCTGTGGGTGGTGACCGGCGCGGACAAGCAGGCCACTGGCATCAAGGTGTGGTCGGCCGCCGCCAAGGGCTGGCAGGACTACATGCTGGTCGCCGGCCGCGTCCTGGTCCCCGGCAGCGTCGGGAGCGTGGAGATCGCCGACGGCGCGGTCAACGCGAGCAAGGTCACCGCCTCGGAGGAGCTGTGGGCCAAGGTCGGCGTGTTCGCCAAGGTCACGACGCAGATGCTTCAGGCCGGCTCCGCGAGGATCACGGGGGAGCTGCTGGCCGACACCATCCGCCTGTCCACACGGATCGTCGCCGGCGACCCCTCCGGGGACGCCGCGATCCTCGACCACACGGGCCTGCACGTGGTGAAGGCCGTCGGCGGGCAACCGAGCGAGGTCGTCACCCTCGGCACGGCCGGCCGCGACTTCCTCTCCATCACCGGTACCGACGGGCTCGCCAAGGCCACCATCACCGGCGACGGCGAGGTCACTACCCAGTCCCTGTCGGTGGCCGACCGGATCACTTGGAAGGGCACCGACCTGGCGGACACGCTGGCGGCCCTACCCAGGGGAGTGGTCGCTCACGGGACGGCCTGGCCATGGGGCAACGATACTCGCCACATCGTCAGCCACGTCGATTCGCTCTTCGAGCTTGTGGTCGACGTCGAGGCCGGTAGGCAGTATCGGGCGGAGATGGTGACCCCCTGGTTCTCGAGCAAGGCCAACGCCATGTTGGAGGTCTGGCTTCGCTACGCCCCGGTGAACGGCGGGAGTCAGGTTGAGCACCGGTTCCGCATGGTATCGGAGAACATCCGTCAGATTCAGACGGGGCGGGCGGTGTTCCAGCTGTGGGAGCCGCCGGACTCGGGCACTTATCGGTTGCTGTTCCTGGCCGCCAGTGCGTATGGCGACGCCGCCGTGACGCTGACGGTGGAGGACAAGAGTCTCCCCCAGCCGTATGCGCTCCTGCGCGACCTGGGGGCAGCCGTGGAGCCGACCTTGCAGATCAACAAGTCGGTGTCCCTAGGGAAGACTGTTCCGAAGGCGCAGCCCACACCGAAGCGGAACTACCACAAGAACTACAAGTCGAATTGGTGGCGGGCATACTCGAATGGCTCCTCGGATTCGGCGTGGCCCGATTCTTTGCCGCAGGGCTCGTATGGTGGCCGCGTCTACAATTCGATTGTTGGATTCCCGGATATGACCGCCGATCTTCGTGGAGCGACCATCACGGGAATGGCCCTCTATGTTTACGCCAAGCACTGGTACGGGCAGACGGGTGTCGCCAGTATCGGTGCGCACGGCTGGGGGTCCGCACCGGGCCAGTTCGCGTCGAACGGACGCTGGCTCGAGACGGCCGGATGGGGACGCGGCGAAGGCAGATGGGTGTCTATCCCGAAGGCCCTGTGGGCGAACTTCCAGAACGGCACCTACCGGGGAATCACATTCGAGACGCAAGGGTCCGCGTCATACGGCTACTGGTCCCACGACTGCGTTATCGCCGTCGACTACACCAAGTGAAAGGCGAAATGAATGCCGACTACTCATTGGAAGGGTGTCCCGGTCCCGGAGGCTGGGGATGACCTCCTGTCCGCCTGGCCCGCCGCCCTGGACGCCGCGGGGATCATCTTCCCCGCCCAGTCGGTGGCTGCGGGGCGCGAGATTCTGTCGAAGGCCGAGGCCGCCGGGCACGCCCCGACGGCCGCGCACCCCGCCTACCTCGACGTCGGCGGGATCCTCTACCGGTCCGACGGCACTAAGAACGGGGCCGTCTGGGTCCTGGCACCCATTAATGAGGTCCAGGCCGTTGAGTCAAGGGTGCAGATCAACAACACGCTCGCGCTCAAGGACCGGGAATACTCGGGTGCCACCCAAGTTGATATCGGGGTCCGCCCCTATGACCGGCTCGTCCAGGTCGCATTCACCGTATGGGGGCGGGTCGCGTCGGGCGATATTGACGCGACCGTGCTCATTATGGATCGCCAATTCCGCGCCCGCTTCCCTAATGACTCAACGGGCGCGACCGTCACTGTGACTGGCATGAGCGTGGTTCCAGCAGGAAGGGACCCGAAGATTCGCGCCGGATTCACCGGCGCATACGGCAAGGGAGGAACATTCTCCGTCACCGGAGACTCCTCCTATTCCTCAATCACCGCAACAGCAACACCAAGGAGCATGGCATAATGGCAGGCGGATTCATGGACACCTCGGAGCGCGGCCTCCGATTCATGACAGACACCGATTTCGACGCCCTAATGGAGCGAGTCTCGAGTGAGTTTAGTCGACGCTCACTCCTGCGCGACTGCAAGGCCGACGTTGACAAGCTCGTCGACGCCTACGAGCGTTCCGTCTCCGCCGAGGCGAAGGACATCAAGGGCCTCCAGCGTGACGCGACGATCGGCCCCGGTGAACTCCTCATGGTCGACGGCAAGACCTACCGGAACGTCGCCCGCGCCTGGCTGTCGCCTTTCAAGGCGGGCCCGATCAACTTCGCCGCCGGCTGGGAGGTCCAGCAGGGGGGTGTCCTGTGAGCGTCGGGTCAGTCACCGCCAGGATCGCGCGACGGATCTGCGACGTCGAGCCCGTCGGCTACAGCCAGCCGGAGCGGCGCACCTGGTACGCCAACGCCGACTGGCAGGGGCACGTCTCCAGCCCACAGAACGCGGACTGCTCCAGCCTCGCCGCCGGGGCGGTCTGCTACGGCCTCCACGACACCTACGGTGTCCCATGGGGACACCCAGCCCTCCTCGAAATCAATGATTTCTGGACCGGGAACCTCCGGCAGGGGCTCGAGGCCCGCGGCTTCGATGAGGTCAACTGGGCGGACGAGAACCTGACCCCCGACGGCGGATTCCAGGCGGGCGACATCGTCCTCTCAGCCGCGAATGAGGGCGGCGTCGGCCACGTCATCGTGATCGTCGAGGACGGCTACGACCCGCTCGAGTCGGAGGCGTGGATCGCCGAAGACAACAGCATCGACGGCTACCTCGGAGACCAGACCGGGAGCGAGACCCGCACCGCCCGCTACTCCACGCACCCGCACACGCAGGCGGGGCGCTGGACCTCCTGCCACCGCTTCAACGAGGCGAAGTTCTTCCAGCAGTGGCCCGAGTTCGCGAAGGGGAAGGCGTCGGCCCCTGGGCCGGCTCCGGCAACCCCCGCGGCCGCCCCGGCGCACGCGCACGGGATCGACATCTCCAGCCACCAGGCGGGGCTGCACATTGCCGCGATCTGGTGCGATTTCGTGATCGTCAAGGTGACAGAGGGGACGGGCTACGAGAACCCGTTCTGGCGCTCCCAGGCGGAGGCGACGCTGGCCGCGGGCAAGAGGTTGGGCCTCTACCACTTCGCCAACGACGAGGACGCGGGCGAGCAGGCCCGGTACTTCCTGGACCGGGCGAAGTCGTACGTCGGCCGTGCCACGTTCTGGCTGGACTGGGAGGCCGACGCCGTCGGGCTAGGCCCCGGCCCCGCGCTGACGTTCCTGAACCAGGTGGCCGCAGAGACCGGCTCCACCCCGGGCTTCTACACCTACCAGAACGTCCTGAACTCCTACGACTGGTCGGCCGTCGCCGCCCGATACCCGCTGTGGGTGGCCGGCGGCCCGGACTACAGCGACTACGGGCAGGCGTACAGCGACCCGCCCATCCCGAACGTCCCCTACTGGGGAGGCGGTGCGCTGGTTCACCAGTACACCGAGGACGGCTACTTGCCCGGCTACAACGCTCACCTTGACCTGGACCGCCTGCGTGACCGGGCAGCCTGGGACGCGATGATCGGTGGCGGCCACGTCACCGTGAGCACCCCCGCATCGCCCGCGGCGCAGGCGAGCCCCTACACCGGCAGGTGGAACAAGAGCGACGGCCAGGGCGAGCTTGTCTGTGACGGCGACCTGGGCCCCGCGACCATCGCCCGCCTGCAGCAAGTCATGGGCACCCCGATCGACGGCGAGCTCGACGACGACGGCAGCCCCGCCATCGAGCGGCTCCAGGCGTTCCTGAACTCGGTCGTCCCGGCGGACACGCAGACCGCCCTGAATGACTCGCCTGCGCTCGACGTCGACGGCGTGCTCGGCCCGGACACGTGGCGCACGCTCCAGTACCTCATCATCGCCTGGCACCGCGAGTACCTGCCGGAGGGGTGGGAGTACTCGGATTGGGTCGACGGCGAGGCGGGCCCGGCGACCATTGGCGCTCTCCAGCGCGCCCTCAACAACTCCAAGGCCGGCTCCGGCCGCCTCTGGTGACCACTCATCTAGGAAGGAACACGCATGAAGGCACTCGTCTCTGACCCGTTCGTCACGACCGTCATCCTGGGCACGCTGTGGCCCCTGGTTCAGGCGGCCCTGGACCGCCCCTACTGGACGCGGGGGCGTCGCGTCGCCCTCGTCGTGGGGGCCGCCGTCGTCCTCACCGTGGGCGCCTGGGCGCTCAGTGCTTACCCGCTCCAGGCTGACGTCCTGGCCGCCCAGGTCGGCAAGTTCCTCGGGTTCGCCTGGGCCGGCTACGAGGTCCTCTCGCACGTCAAGATCGGCGGCGTGAGCGTCCTCGCCTGGGCCGGGATCGTCACCCCCGGTGGTGAGACCCGGGAGCACTACCAGCCCCGGCACGAGGCCGCCTGATGGGCGTGGGCCGCCGACTGTGGGGGACGCTCCACGAGCCCAGGGCGATCTCAGCGATGATGGCGGCGACCTACGTCCTGTTGGCCGTGGCCGTCGCCCTCATCCTGGGCGCCCCGCGTATCCAGCCGTGGGACGTCACCGTGGGCTGCCTCCTCACCCTGTCCGGGTGCGCGATCGGCGCACCGTCGGCTTGGCGGGGCTGGTGGGGCGTGGAAGGCCCGTCGGCGGCCCTCGTCGCCCTCGGGCTAGTCGTCGTCGCCATCGAGGACGCCGCACGCGCCCTCACGTCCGACCACTGGCCCGGCTGGCCATTCTGCATCATCCTCGCCCTCCTCCTCATGATCGGTCAACGGATGGCCCGCATCTGGGGCCACACCTGGGAGCCCGGCTGCGAGCCGAACACCGCGCTCCGGCAGGCCGAGACCAGCGCCGCCGCAGCGAAAGCCATCGAGGCCGACGCCGCCGCACGCGCCATCGAGAGGGAGGACCCCGGATGCAGAAAGCCGAGCTGATCGGCGCGATCATCACCAGCGGCCTCGGATCCATCCTGGTGACCCAGGTCGGGGCCGCTATCCGGGCCATGTGGCACGCCCGGCAGGGCCGCGAGTCGGACCTGCAGGCGGCGCGACGGGAGGCCGCCCAGTGGGAGTGCGTGGCGCGCAGGACGCGCGCGATCGCCCTGGACCGGGGTGCGCCCCTGGGGGACCTGCCGCGGGGCCCGGGGGAGACCCCTATCGGGGACCTCGCCGACGACTGACAGGAAGGCGCCCCTCTCACCTGACCGGGTGGGAGGGGCGCCTTTCGTCGTCTCTAGGGGCGGTTTGTGGCTTGATTCAGCGGTTTGTGCGGCGTCTCGGAAAGATGGCTAGTTGATGGCTAGTCTCGTGTTGACTGGTCGGCGGTTTGGTGAGTGCTGTCAATGGGTTGCCCTTGTGGTGCCGCCTGCTTTGGGAGCAGGGGGCCGCGGGTTCAAATCCCGCCAGCCCGACCAGGAAACCGCAGAATCAAGCCATATCATGGGGTACCTGCTTAGCCCCTCATACGCTATCCTGAGCTACAGATGGCTAGCCAGATGGCTAGCCGCCGACCAGGAAGGGCTATCCGATGGCATACGGGGAAGGCACCGTCTACCAGCGCAAAGACGGCAAATGGGTCGCATCAGTCGAAGCCGGCTACACGGCCAGCGGCGGCCGACGCCGCATCACCCGAGCGCGAGCCACCGAGGCCGAGGCCAAGCGCGCCCTGCGCGCCATCCGCCGGGAGGTCCTCGCCGAGCAGCAGTCCACCGTCGTCAGCCCACGCACCACCCTCAAGGCATGGATCGACACCTGGGCGCCCGGCTACAAGAGGGTCGCCCGCCCCCGCACCTACAGCAATGACCTCTCCCTCCTCGGCAAGTGGGTCACCCCAACCATCGGGCACCGCCGCCTCACCGACCTCACCGTCACCGACCTCCGCAAGATGGAAGCCGCCATGAGGCAGGCCGGCCGGTCAACGACGTCGATCCGCTACGTCCGACTCATCCTCCACCGCGTCCTCAAGGCCGCAATCGTCGAGGGGCACCGGATCCCCGACTCCGTGATGCTGGCACCCAAGCCCAAGGCAGCCGCCTCCACGCGCGAGGCCGTGCCCGCCGCCGACGCCGCCGCCCTCCTCAAGGCCGCCACCGAGAAAGACACCTGGACACCCCTCCCCAACTCCACCAGCCTCCCCACCCAGCGCGCCCGCCGCCTCGCCACCGAGCAGGACGCCAGCAGGTGGGTCGCCGCCCTCCTCCAAGGAATGCGGCAAGGCGAATGCCTCGGCCTCACCTGGGACCGGATCGACCTCAAGGAAGGCACTCTCACCGTAGACCGCCAGCTCGTGGAGATGACCGCCGCCGAGGATGTCACCGGCACCGACGGCGTGGTCTATGAGCACCTGGTGGACGGCTACTACCTGGGGCCGACCAAGACGAAGGCCGGCGCGCGCGTCCTGCCCCTGGTGCCGTGGATGGCCGCGGCCCTGACGGCCTGGCGCGACCAGTGCCCGACCTCCCCCTACGGGCTCGTGTGGCCCCGCCCCGACGGCAGCCCGTGGTCGAAGAAGAGCGACCGGCTCGCGTGGCGCGCCCTCCAGGACGTGGCCGGCGTCCACAAGGAGGATGGCGGCTACTACCTCGTCCACGAGGCCCGCCACTCGACGGCGACGCTCCTCATGGCCGCGGGTGTCCCCGCCACCGTCGTCATCGCCATCATGGGCCACACCGCGATCACAACCTCCATGGGCTACCAGCACGCTGACCTGGACCAGGCCCGCCAAGCCCTCGAAGCCGTGGCACCCCGCCTCGGCCTCACCTCCACCCCAACCCCCTGAAAGGAAACCCCATGTCACTCCTCGACGCCGCCTGCATCAAGACCGACGACGGCACTATCCACGTCGCCCCGAACGGAACCATCGGCCTCCCTGGCCTCCTCACCCCAGACATCCCCGCCACCGACGTCGTCGACATCGCCGTCGAAGACGGGAAGGAGGCCAGCCAGAGGATCACCGCGACCCGCGTCGCCCTCATCGGCATCTTCGCGCTCGCCGCGAAGAAGAAGGTGGATGCCACGAAGTTCATCGTCATCGAGACCGTCGATAATGCCTACGCCTACGAGATCGGCGCGAAGGAGTATCGGACTGCCGTGGCCTTTGTGAAGCGCGCCAAGGTTGCCGTCGCCCGCGGCCAGGAGTACGCCGCACGGGAGGCCGAGGCGCCCGCGACCCCCGCCCCCGAGCCGGCCGAGGGGGCCGAGCCCGCACCGAAGAAGTGGTGGCAGAAGACCACCGGCGACCTCATCAACGAGCGCCGCGCCCGGAAGGGGAAGGCGCCCCTGAACTTCGGAGCCGCGTGACCGATCCAGCACTCCAGCACTGAGGCCCCCACCATGATGGTGGGGGCCTCTCTGTGTCTCTAGGGGGCTACGCCATCGCTAGGGCGCGGTGCCCCCTTCGGCGGGGGGGGGGTGTCTTCTTTGCTAGGCGCTTCTCGGCGCGCTCGACGATCTCCAGGACGCTGACGC